GCAAGCCTTCAATCTTTCGCGTATCGAATTCGGCGACTAAATCTTCCGAATCGGGATAGTTTGACCAGAGAAGTTCTTTTGATATCGTCTCTTCTAAATTGACCATCAGAGGGCGCATTGTATCTTCCCAGAACATGCGCGTCGCTTCGCGTAATGCTGTGCCCGTTTTCCCTTGCATAAGCGCAACTAAATGATAGCACCCTAAACCTGCTAATATATCTTCTCTCGCCTGCCGCCTGCTCTCAACATAATCGCTATCCGACGGGTTTTTTCGCGTGTCATCTACGGGCTCTATATCCTCTTCGAGAAGAAGCGCTTTATGAAAGCTCTCTACACCTTGATGCAAACGACGTAATTCTGCATGGAATCGTTCGAAAGTCGCATCGGATAATCTCGTAGACGTCTTGAATATCTGAGATGGATAGATGGCATTCTGGAAGAAACGCTTACCGAAAAGGATTAAATAGAGTTCGATAATAGCATTATCCTGTCCGGCTGCGACGGTTGGGAAACCTTGAAAATCTGAGAGGGGATTGAAATGAGTAAAATGAACTACGTCCTCCATTTGCCAAGTCTCGGGACTGCCTGAAACTCGCATTCGTCGAAATCTAAGAACATCCGACTTCTCGACTGGCTCGGGCTTTATTCTATCCGGCCGTGGGAGGTGAATCTTCTTGGGCAATCCGGAATCATCGCGCTCTAAGAACCAATACGCATTGCCACAGAGCTCGAGATAAGCAACCGTTCTAAAAGCTATCTTAAAACGGGTACTGAGATTATTGGGATTGCGCAGTAGTTTGTATATTGGGTGAATTCGAAATTCTTTGCGTTCTCTTTCGCTAACGAGTTCCCAAATTTTAAGTGGTACTCTAGCGAGGGAGCCCGCTTTAGTGTTAACTCCCTTGAATGTCCATAGAAGCTTCTGATATAGCTCTAAATACGTCTTTAAATCGCTTTTAGCTATCTGGGTATCAACGTCTGCAGAAACGCCGTATTTCGCCTCGTCTGTGCTTACAATAGTTGCACGTGAAGTAGGACGAGTTTCTTGTGCTTGTGATGCAGGTTGTACGTCCACAACAGAATCCACTGCTTTTGAAATTGCAGATTTAACAACTGGAATTTTTACAATTCTTCCGACTATTCGCTCTACTAAACTCATCACAAAATCTCCTTCATTGTTTTTGCCCACCTCGCATAATCATGACTGGCATCCCAGACAACAATTACATCGGCAAATTGATGCTTGGCTAAAAATACTCTCCACCACATCTCATAATATTCATTACTGACATCAACGAAACCCATATTGAGGTCGTTTTCTACCCACAACTCCTTGCCCCTAACGTATTTTTGTATCCAACTGCGGACCGCAGGCATAAACTTGATAGACGTTCCGCTTTCGATAACATATTCCCATCGCGTTCGTAATTCATTCTCTGTATATTCCTTGTCCATCACATACCAAAAGTAATCGTTCAATTTGATGAAATCGAGGTCAGCCATATTCACATTCGCGGTTTGATATAGACTTTTGCCCGTCCTGACGAGTTGATTTTTAGGTACGCTAAATTGACCGCTCAACAATCGTTCTAATAAGTCCGCATAAATCTTTTCTCGTCTCCAGAACCATCCGAACATCACGGCAAAGAACAATTCCCATCTGTAATAGTATTTGAGAAGCAGGGAGAAATGATGCGAATAGCCGATGGGTTTCGTTGTCATAGATTTGAGAGATTTTATCATCGTTCTCCAATCGGACATTCGGCTTAATGTTGCTGTTAATTCTGCGCCGATTAAATATGCATCAATCCCTAATTCTTCTCCAAGTTCAAGATGTAATCGAGAATTTTCATCAAAATTACGAAAGAATGTTTTCCAATCAGCCGATGAATCGAAATATACCCATCCTTGCCACCAATTAGGCGTCTTGCCGCGCGAATTTGCAGGCGTTGGAATACTTTGCAAAACAACCTGTTTCCCTATATCTTTGCAAACGTTGACTGCTTTTTCGATGTCCCGATGTAGACCACTATTTGTAAATACAGGAATATCGTCTCTCTTTATTTGTGGGAAAGTTGTTATGATATAGTAATCTACAACATCTTTCGTAGCATCTATTACACTGCCGATATTATCGAAGTGATGCGGATTCTGCCAAATTGTGTATGCAAACTTCATATTCAAGCTCCGTTCAATCTCGCTATGCACTTCTTCATCTCTTCATATACATATTCTACATCATCATAAGGAATAGAATCTAAGCTTTCGCCCTTATTTCTCTTTATCAACTTTACAATCGTCATATAATTAGGCGGCGGCACGAAATCGGGCGATGCTAACCGGCTGTTAGGTGAATAATCATCTAGCGTGAAATGTGGCTTAGTATTTAGAAGATTATCCTCTTCTGATTGCGACAAATCCAATGAGCGAATTCGTGGCTCTTTGCCTGTTATCGACCTAGCGGCTTCGCTTGCAAATAACCACGCCATTAATCCGTCAGAAGTCCTATATTCTGGATAATGCTTAATCTCTTTTATCAATCTGCACCAATCGCAAGAGCAAACTTCGTCGAATCTGTGTCTCGCTTTAAATCGCCATAATCCGTTGCGAAGCTCTATCGCGTTATTCATTATCATTGCGTCTTTATTCGCACCTGTAGTCGTAAAGCCTTCAAATGGAATATTGCGATAACCGGCGGCTACCATCCATTCTAAATTATCACCTTGCAAAGCATTATCTTCAACGGAAACAATTCGCGACTTATGCTCAGCATAGTGCCCCGCAATATTCTTAGCGCGAATATTCGCTTTCCATTGTCCATATTCAATATCTACCACGATTCGTGATTGCAAATCCGGAGAGACCGCAATATCCACAATCGCATCGCCAGGCCTAGAGGAAGCTGAAAGATCAACGCCGGTGAAACGTATCCAATTATCAGGGATAAGTATTTCTGGCTCGATGAATTGTTCAACTATATCCGCAAATTGCAATGATTCAGTAGACGCAGTTCTCGATCTTCGTTGTCTGCTATATTCTTCCGGATTATGACGGCGCTCTTCATCGAGCTTCTTGCGTGAACGTCGCCTCGGCCATCGTGCCAAGTGATAACCAGACTCTACATCTTCTTCTTCAACGGAATACTTTACTGTTTTATATCCGGGCTTCTCTGCGAGATAATGCATCATGTCGGAATTTTTCCAGGCAGTACCCACCACTATCTCTTGCGCATTCTCCACTAATCTTGCTTTTGCAATCGCGTCATGCCATTCATTAATTTTCTGTACTTCGCTATCCGAATCTGTATTCTTCTTGTCAAGAACGTCGTCGAGAATTAAAAGGTTTAGTCTCGAACTTAATAATGGCCCCTGCACGCCAAGCGCCTGAATCGAGAAATCTTTAGAGATTGTTTTTCTACTTACGATTATCGCATAATCTGTCCATTTCTCATTTCGATTGGGATTAACTTGATCGCGTTTAGGTTTTAGACTGGGGAATATTTCCTTTACGTCTTTATCACGAAGAATATACTCTTGAATCGCATTTAGGAACTTTGATGCTTGTGTTGCCGTGTTAGAGACAATCGCAATCCGAAGATTTGAATCCCGTCCTAATCGCCAGATTGGATAACCGACCGAAATCAATGAGCTTTTTCCGGATTCAACCGGACTGAATAATACGAGCCGCTTTTCTTTCGCAACTAATTCGCACCATTCGAGATGAAAGTCCTGAAGCTCGATATATTCATTTGTCATCTCGTCCTTGAGGCAATATTCGCAAAATGCCCAGAACTCATCTTTTGCTTTGTCTTTAATAGATGCCCGATGCTTATTCTTTACTTGTGCGATAATTATTCTCTCTTCTTTCTTCGAGAGCTTCGCACTTCGTATGTCGTCATAGATTTTGAGAATTTTCCGCATCGATTACTTCACCCTTGCCAGTCTCTTGCTCAATTTGCTGTAAGGCTTGTAAATAAACTGTCTGCCCAGGACCCGAAAGATTAATCATTGGCGTTTCTTCGTCTTGTCTACCGAGCCGCACCTCTTCTAACTCTCTAGCCATTCCGAGCAACCGTTCGACTGCTGACACTCCGACGTCAAAGGCTTGCCAAAGGTCTCTCTTACTGCCAGTCTCAGCTTCATCGAGATGTATTGCAAGCATTTCATGCAGTTTCTCCGTTGCAAACATCGCGAGTTCGGCTTGTTTACTCGCTACCTCTACGTCGAGATATTGGAGCACCTTGCTATGGACTAAATCGTAGTGCTCTTGCCGAGTCTCTTCCCATCCATATTCTTCAATCCATTTGCGAATGGTGCGGTCGCTAACCTTGACTCCACGGGCCGTCTCGGCAGGATTGCCGGTGATTATGTAGAGAACGAATGCTTTCTCGCGTAATAATTCCGGAGGTTGCGGTTTCGTTTTTGACATGTTATAATAACTCCATTATGAAGATTTGTGAAAATTGCGGAAAACCTTTCGAGCCAGATATTCGATTAGATAGCAGAAGGACGCATAAACCAAAATATTGTTCAGTAACGTGCCGCGAAGAGGTATTCCAAGCTAAAAGAAGAGAGCGTAGAAAGAAGGACAAAACTTTCCAGCGAGGAGAAAATGGCAAATATAAACGCTATGCACTTGAGATGGATTGTATCGTTTGTGACAAACATTTCGCATCGATAAATCAGAACAAGACATGTTCGCCAGAATGTGCGAAGAAAGCGATCGGACATCGCGAAAGTCTAATGAAAACGATTTGCCTGCACTGCGGGAAGCCAGTAATCAGCAATTCGCGAAGCCTCAAGTGGTTTTGCAACGAATCTTGTCGTCGTAAATTTCGGAAACTTAAAAATTATAAATCGATTGCAGAAAAGATTAAGAGAAAAGTTAGCGCAGATGTCGCTAAGAGCACACTTGAAGAATTATTCGACTTCATCGACGTCCAAACTGCGAGATACATCAAGCCCTCTTAGATTCTTCAAGTGAAATCTCTTCAGACACTAATTTCTCAAAAAGCAAGCACAATCCGGTTACGAATACCAAATTCTTAAAATCATCTTCTTTCAGTGCGCCCTCTTGCAATTCAAGAAGCAAATCGAGCATTTCGTATTGATTTTCATTTAGTTCAATAGCTATCTCATGCATTCGCCGCTGGCTCCTTAGGCTTAGGTAACGCAACTTCAATCTCGACAGATTCGGATATTTCGCCTACGCGATTCCGAGCAACTATCTCATAGTTTCCAGCCGCGGGAACTGACAAACTGAAATTTCGCTTATTATCGGGATACGTCGTGTCGAAATAATCCTCAGGCCCTCTAATCTCAATTTCAACTGCCCATTCTCCAACTCGACCAGAAATAAGATAAGGCGGTCCGGATTCCGAGACTTTCACATTGGACGGCGGAACCGGAGTTTGCGAAATACCGATTTCCTCCGGCAATTTCATCGCTTTTATCTGTGTAATCTTGGCGTCCCGCTGTTTTTGAAGAGCAATGGAGTCCTTAGTGCGCCTGAGCTCAATTTCGATTATTCTCTCTAAGTCAAGCGATGTGGGATTTTCAGGCAATCTACCCGCCGGATTCCCAATGCCATGGCGCATTATTACATTATCTTTTTCATCTACGACATCAAAAGTTAGAGCTTCGCCTTCATAAGAGAAGTTTTTAGCTTTCATAAATTGTACTCCTTATTGTTTGCCTAAAATGTAGTATAACATAAGGAAATTAGAAAAGCAATCAAAAATATATTTCTTTATTTCTTGATTTCT